CAAACTTGGACTTATGTTCAACGGAGCTAAAGTATATGTAGAGCCTAATCTTGGTTATACTATCGATGCTACTGCATATCCTAATGGACGTGTTCAAAATATGAGCGGAGTAGATATTAATTTTAGTGCGGCTGCTAATCATTATCAAACTGATGGTGCTAATCATGGTACAGTTGACGCTATGTTCCTTAATTCTAAACTTATGTCGTTGTACTTTGATAGAGATGCTTACTTTGAAATGTCAGAGTTTGAGCGTATCTCTGGATATGCAGCAATGTCATCAAACATCATGACTCGTACACAACTTGCTACAGTGCAGCGGATACAACAGGCTCTTCAATCAATGCTTCTAACAGACGCATCGAAGAAACGTTTATTGCAGCCGAAGCTATTTCTTCAGGTGACTTTGTAACTCTTGACTTAAATCAATCTGATGATAGTGATAAGGCATTATATGTAAAGAAACTTACTGTTACTCCCATATCTTCTCTGGGTATTGGTGTTGCTCTTGAAGCAGGTGCTGAAGGCGCTGCTATTCGTATTTGTATACGAGGAATTTGTTCAGCAAATTGTGACAATTCTGTTGTTCAATCCGACCGTCTTATTGGTTCTTCAACAGCAGGTCGTGCAGTTGTAGCAACTGAATACCGTTCTGATCAAAAAGAAGGTGATGGTGGTGCAGGTGTAGGTGCAGTTACTCAACAAGAACATATTGTTGCATGGGCTGTAGGCGGCGCTTCAGGTAATGTTGCTAAAGTTTACGTTCTTCCGAACTTCTAATCTCCCAAATGACACACTGGGGCTAGGTTATTCCGTTGGTCTAGCCTAGCCCTTTTTATATAGGTGAAACATGAATCTGAAAGAGATACGAGAGTACATCTCGAACATCATCGACTATGACCCTTCTGCAAATGCAGAGTACACAGCACAGATTGATAACATCATCAATCATCATTACCGTATGTTGTTTAGTACCAAAGCTTTCACCTTTGCTCAAAAGGAGAAAGAAGTTCCCGTCTATACCGATGCTTCATTCACAGGTACAGGTTCATATAGTGCAGTAATAAAGCTGACTGTAGTTTCATTGACAGCCAATGTACCGACTTGGGCTGAAGGAAATATAGTAGAGATAGATGGTACAGAATATGAAGTACTCTATATCGACCCTCTCGCAGCCACAGACTTTTATATAGATAAAAACATATCAGCCTTCACAAACGAAACCATAAAGTTTAAACAAAGATTTATAAGATTACCTACTGATTGCGTATCGATTCTACAAGTTGGAAGAAGAAGTATGTCTATCGCTCCATCAGCAGTTGGACGATATGTACCTCTAACAAGGTACGAAGATGAGTATTACAATCTCCCACTAGATGAAGTGAACACTCCAAACTATTGGATAATGCAAGACTCAATCAATGTTATCTCTCCAACAAGTTCTCCAAGTGTTTCTGCTACCGCCACCGCCGCAGGTAACGGAACAAGAACAGTAAGGGTAGCTTTTACTTATGTGTTCTATGAAAAATCAGGTCAAGGCTCTGAACTTGAATCTGGACTCTCTACATTCTCTAGTCCATTGACTTTGACGGATGCTCAAAGACTTACCATCACAGTTCCAGATATGAGGAGCAATGGCCGAGCAAGAAGAGTCTACATAAAAAACACAGCTACATCTCCCCAGTTCGATGGTGTTTATGTAGTAGGTGATTTGATAGGAGCAAGAACTTCAGGCGCAGTAAACATAGAGTTCACTGAAGCCAAGTTTAATGATGGAACATTCATTATTGAAAACAACCGTTACGAGTACCCAGAAGGCTACTTGCAAAGAATAAGGTTGTACCCTAGACAAAGTTCTGATTACAACATTTCAGTAAGATATATCTACAGACCTACAAGGTTACAAGAAGATACTGATACTCCAGATCTGCCACAGTCACATCACCTTGTACTTGCCTATGCATGTCTTATGGATGTACTTAATAAGCATGACAATGCTCCACTTGCTAACGTGTACAAGTCCAAGTACGAAAGAGAAATCATAAAGATGGAACAAAGGTTCTTGACTCAAAAGCCTCGAAGATTTGTAAAAGGATTTATGAAAGAGAGTGGTGTTGATACTGTTCCAATGTTTACTCCATTGAAGAGAGTCCCATAATGCAAGATACCAATGTCAATGTAAAGTTATTAAAAGGGTTGTATGAAGGTTTTCCTCAGCCTACTGACTCAGTTTTTGAACTGATAAACTGGGAAGTAAATAAATACACTGGTGGTTGGACAAATCAAATAGGATACGAAAACTATAAAAGCAATGCAACAAACTATAATCCTTTTACTCTCAATAGAGTAGACAGTTTGTTCTATGTACAAAGACACCAAGGCGCACAAGACAGTATTCTGTTTGAATCTGGTGGAGCTTTGTATCAGCTTAATGAATGGGATGGTCTACAAAAAAACGTACTATCACAATCACGAACAAGGCCATTGTCATCAGAAGTATGCACTCAATATGCTCAGTTTGGTCGCTATGTAATCTATGTCAATGGGTACGATAGACCATCTAAGAGTATGCTCTGGCCTGTTACAGACTACTCAACCAACTATCTAGTTGAACTACCTCTAGGTTTTGATAACTTACCTCCCGCTCCTATTGCCTGGGGAGTCGAAACTGACCCTACTCAAACTGCAGCTTCAGGTGATGTGGCTTGTCTATGGCAGTCTATAATTTCAAACATAGGCGATAGAGGTCTTGGTATTCCAATAAACGCAAAGGAAAACTCTTATAGGTATAGAGTGTCGTTTGTAAATACAGCAGGAGCTGAAAGCCCACTGTCCTCTATCTCCAACATAGTGGAATGGGAAACACCTTCAGGCAGGCTCAGGTTTGTTATACCTGTCGAGATACCTCTAGGCAACGAAGACATCATAGCAAGGCGAGTATACCGCACAAAGAACTTTTCAGATGATGGTGGAGCGGATGGTAACACGTATTATTTTGTCGCAGAAATACCGAATAATAAAGATGATTTTTTTACTGATGACATACCAGACACTGCTTTGGGGTCTGTTGCTCCTGCGGATAGTGAATCGATTCCTTTCCCTGCACGGACATGTAGATACTTAGGTGTATACAAAGATTGTTTATTTGTTGATGGTGGTCGAGATAATGACTTGGCTTTATACTACAGCCATCCTGCAAGACCAGACCAGTTTGGTGCTTTAAACTTTATCACCTTATCCCATAGACAAGGTGGTGGTCTTACAGGTATGGCAAGTTACTTCAATAATCTTTTGTTGTTTCGAGAATACAGCATCGACATTGTTCGAGGTAACTACCCAAACTTTACTTCATCGAACCTTACCAGTCATGTCGGAACTGTAGCAACCAATACAGTTACTTCTGTAGTAGGTCTTGGTATCGTGTTCTTATCTTATGACGGCATCTATTCTATCAACATCAACCTTGATTACAACGACAATCCTACTGTAAAAAACATTACTCCACATCTTCGAGATACCTTTGCTAGGATAAATAAAGATGCAATGGCAAGCGCAACAGCAGTATACAGCAAGAAGAGGAAAGAGTTTATAGTACATTTTCCTGTCGATGGCTCTCCAATAAACAATCTAGGACTTGTACTGCATGTTGACAAAGGCTCTTGGTCAGTCAGGGAGAATATACCTGTAGGTAAAATGATAGTAAATGCAGGTGGAGATGTAATCTTTGGAATCGCAAACGATGCTACAGCCACACAAGAACGTGGACTTATGGTCTTGTCGAAGAAAAGAGCTGCAGGTACACAACTTGTAGCAGATAATATGACAGACAATCCTGCACTGACATCTACAATAAGGTCAGCATGGCTAGACTTTGGGGATGCATCTATCAAAAAGAAGATACATTCTGTGTATTTGTTTATAGCTACAGGTGGTAATCAAGACATAGCTATGGATTACTACATGGATTTTAACTATAACTCGCAAGACTCTACAGTAGGTCTACGTCAACAACGCCCTGACTTTGCAGACCAAGAAGTTTATGATTTGGTTACTCTCGATGGTGGTGCATTTTGGGAAGAGCCATTGGTTACTACCATCCGCTATGATGTTTATAGCCAAGCTTGCTCTCACTTTCAGTGGAGGATAAGTACTACAGCAGACATGCACATTATAGGTTATGCTGTGGACTATACATCAGCAGGAATGAGAGTCATAAAAGGGAAGAAGTTATGAGTAAGAAATGGACAGAAGCTTACCCAAGGGACAATTCCATTGTTGATTATAAACAATTCAATGAAGGCTACAACGCATATAAGTCAAGCTTCAATGGTGGAATCGATAGAACGATGACACCTAGCGGAGTGTTAGGTGATGTAACAATTAAGGATGGAGCGTTCTTAAGGTGCAATGTAATGCCAAGAGGAGATATGGATGTTCTTGTTGACACAACTACAGGTACGAGCTTTGGTGACTTTCGTGGTCTGTCTTACAATACTTATGCAGGTGGTTGGATAACAGTTGATACCTTTACGATTGATAATTTGAAAGATGGTATGTTGCATTGGGAGTTCAATACACATATTTACAATCTAACTTATTCCTCGCAAGACAATCCAAAGTTTACCTCTTTGAGGCTTTTGTTCGATGGGGTTGAAGTATGCACAGCGTATCAGATTCCTGCTCCTATATTAACTTTTAGAATGATATGTGATGTTCCAGTAACCGCATCTCCTAACACAGTAACAGTCCAAGCTCGCAGTGTTGCTCCTGATACAAGTGAGTCTATGAGATGTTTGTTCTCATTGTTAGCAATGAGGCATTTGTTCATCGGGAGATGGCGATGAGTACTATAGACAACAGCAATCCACCAGGAAGAGGAAAGGCTTTAACAAGTACAGACCTGAACACTTCCTTTACAGAAGTAAATAATGCTTTTCCTTTGGATGGTGACAATGTTCGAGATGAAGGATTGGATCAACCTGTCTTTGCTACTTATCCTTCATCAGGACAATCAGGCTTAATACTGACTTCTGCTGATGCAAATCTTGAGTCATCTACAAAAGTAGTAAATGCTAATACTGCGGCGGCTCCTGCTTTTACTGCACCTGAGATTATCCATTCCTGGACAAAGATATTTCAAGTAGTACAAAATGACATTGTTAGAGTATATTGGCAGTTCGACCATACAGTAGCAGGTGGAACTTTTACATGGCCAATGAGTGTTCCTTTTAGTCCTAACTACCCAAATGTTACTGCATGGGTGGTTTGGTTAGAGTGGCAGTTGGGTGGTACTACATGGAGTCCTGTACCAAATCAATCTGATTTTGAAGATGAGATAATAACGACACCATCTTCTAGGTATGGTTCTTCATCTCTTAAAACTTATGCTACTACTTTTGTTAATCATGCTTATTTGTATCTCGATACTTCTGGGCCAGTTATTAAAAATGTTACACAACCTGCTCGTTCAAGCTATGGAAGTTGGTGTTTTCAAGCAGATGCAAACTACACCGTAACAGGACTAAGGCTAAAGGCTAGAGGCTTAGTACAAAACTTCTACAACAGTGCGCCTGCCACAGGTAGTCCAGTAAACTCTTGGGAACTTGTAGCAAGTCCTGCAGCTACATACACTTTTACAATCAATAAAAGCTACCTTGCATATATGGTAATGAGGGACAGATGAGTATTACTTTTCCGAAAACATGGGCAGGTGGTGAAACTTTAAAAGCTGAAGATGCCAGAAACAATCTAGATGCTATGAGAAATAAGCAACAAGGGTTGGGTATAACTGATTTAGAGTTATCCTCACAATGGGTCGACACACATCACATAATGCAAGGAAGGTACACATCAACCACAAACATTGCTGAAAACGTTTCAGGGGTATTTGGAGGTCGTAGTAATGGTGCTTTTCACAATAGGCAAAGTTATTGTTCTCGATGGTTCTCAAATAGAGTAGCATCAGCCACAGGTCAAGCTATTCCCATTCAATATACAAACTTAACTTTTAATATAATTAGACCTTGTACATTGTTTTTTCAATGGTCGATGGTACATCAAAGCCCTTCAGATGGAGATGGCACAACAGGTCAAACCTTATTATATGTCAACGATATAAGTATATATGCACAGCCTACTCATATAGCCAAAGAGCAACCAAGTGGTTCAGCTTTGGATGTTTTAATAGATGGGACTAGAGTAACAAATGGTATTTTGTTAACAGACATTGACAAGCAAAAGTTACAATACAGTATAGGTTTGGTTGCAGATTCAACGGCAGGGAAATGCCAGAATGTATCTTGGTCAGTTTCACTAGAATGTTTTTATTTATAGGAGAATAAAATGGCAATACCAGCATTAGCTTTAGCAGTAGGAGGAGGTCTTGTAAAAGGTGGCGCAAATGCGTATCTAAAAAAAGGAATGGCTTCAGACCTAGAACTTACTGAAGAACAACTTAGAAAGCTTAGAGAGCTAGAGCGTTTAGAAGCATTAGATGCTTTTGGTTTCGATAAAGGCGAAAGAGATTTATACAGACAACAGCTATTGACTCCTGTACAACAAGCTGAGAATGAAGCTTTGGCTCGGTTTGGTGCATCACAAAACATTGAAGACATCGGTCAAGGTTCAGCCTTTCGTCAACAACAAGCTCTCAAACAAACAAGTGAAGCTGCAAGAGCAGAAACAGCAAGAGCAGTAGCACAAAGAGATGCAGAGATAGCCCGTCAACAGCAAGATACTTTGATGCGTATGCGTCAGCAAGAGATGAAAAGAAAACAGCTAGAACGGGAAGCAGTAGCCTCTATGTTGGATGCAACAGGTGATGCCATAGGAACATTTGCTTTAGACAAATCTCGAAAAGAAGACGAAGCAAAATTATTATCTAATTTGAAAGGTGCAAGTCTAGCTACAGTAATGGGTACAGCCAATATGCTTGGTGTGCCTGGATTAACACCTGGAGTGACAACATTATATAAAGCCACAGATCAATCACTAGGTCAATCAGGGCCTGTAGCTGTAGAAAATGGAGTGATACCGCCTGGTTCTCCGCTTGCTTCAACTACCTTTGGTGCTGATGTAAGTCCTGCAATACAAAGTGCAATGGAACAAATATTTTTGCAATCTTCAGCACCTTCCCAACAAGATATATCTACAGAAGAGCTAGTTAAAATGATACTTGCAAATCCTGAAGTTTTAAAACTATACGGTAAATAAGGAGTAGTCCAAATGTCTTTCGAGATTGCCAGACAAATTATATCAAATCGCAGAACAGCAGGAACATTACGCATAAATAATGCTATGAAGACTGCTTACAATGAGGCTTTGCAAGAATATAAATCCGTAGCAGAAGCAAGAAAAGCTGCGATAGAAGTACTAGAAGAACAGAAAAAGTATCTCAATAAGTATGAACAGATTTTAAATGAAGCAAGAGAAAACGTTCGTAAAGGTGAAATAGATATAGCAAAGAGAGCTTTTGAGGTAAACGAAAAAAATCTAAACTTAGAATCTCAGTATAAATTGTCTAAAGCAATAAAGTCTATGGCAGATCAACCTGATGCAAGTGAGCTTAGGCAAGCTCGGATGCATGCAGGCAGTGTAACAAATCCTATAGAAGGTTTGGAAATACAAAACTTTGAAAAGATAATGACTGAAATTGAAAGTGCATATGGCCAATCAGGTACCGGATTTCTTAATCCTGGAGCAACTGAGATTCAATTAGGTGGTGATGAACCAGATACTAATTTAAAGTCTGCAATAAAAAACTTTAGAACCAAAACAAAAAAGAAAGAGTATGAAACTTTAATCCCTAAGTACAGAAAAGGAATAAAAGAAGCTAGTTTAAAGTATCATTTACTAAATGATTTAGAGTCAAGAGATTTTACAGGTAAAGAGTCTAACAAAAAACATATAAAAGATTGGATAGAGTCGCAATTTATTGATGTAGAAAATATATCTGAAGCAAATATTTCTAAAGCTTACCAAGACGAAATGGATGCATACCTGAAAACAGGTAAAAAATCTCGAAGACTATCACCTCCTAGATACTTAAAAGCTCCTAAGTCAAGAGAGTTCACACAAGAAGAACTACTTCTAGCTAGTGAAGCAGAGCCTATTTTTGAAATGCTCCGCAAAACGGATGATTCACCTTTCGAGCTTACAGATGTAGAGATGGCTCAAATAGGAAAAGAAGCTAAGTTGGGAAGAGCTTTTCGAGCTTATTCAATACTACAGAAGATGATACCAAATGCACCACAACTTGTCACAAGAGAAGAAGAACTACTTCTAGATAAGATTGCACTAGAGCGACAGCTTGACATATACAAAACAGAAGAACGCATAGGCAAACTACAACCTGAGATGAGAAGCACTAGTAGCATAAAAAGAAGAGCTGCAGAAATAGCAGACCCTAAAACAACAAAGAACCAAGAGCTTGCGAAGCTTTCTCCACAAGCGCAGAAGTTTTATGCAACACAAAAGCAGGCACTCGAACTTTCAGACAAATCAGATTCCGATTTATTAAATGGTTCAATAGGCCAAAAGACAGGAGTGTTATTGTACAAGAAACACTTTGACCCTGTTAATAAAACGTATCGCAATGGTTCAAATTACGATGCTGTTGTATCTGCTATAGCAAATGAGTTTTCCGATGCGGAGTCACAGTTTGATGCTATTGCTTCATTCAACAGTAGAGCAATGGCTTTACAAAAGTCGAATAATCCTATTATACTTCCTGATGGCAAAGAAGATAAGTTCTATCAAAAGGCTTTGAAATCTTTTGGAATTAAAATGGGAGATTAAAGATGGCTCGACCAAAACTTTATATACAAAAAGACATCGATGACTTGAAAAAGCTTTTGGAAGAAGACAAAATAACCATCGAAGACTATGCAGTAGATATATCAGGACTGCAAAAAGAACTAGACGATTTTAATAAAGAGTTGAAACTACTTCGTGAAACAAAAATAGACTACGTTCCATCAACGCAAACTGAAAAAGGTTTAACAGCACAGGTATTTCATGAATCTGCAAAGCCTAGAATAAAAACCTTGGCTAGTAAATACTTTATAGAAAAGTATGAACCAACGATGACTCCAGAAGAAGAAGCAAAATTGCAAGAGGATACAACAAAACGAGCTGAAAAGATTTATGGACAGTTTATAAAAGGTCAGCTTGTAGGCTCAAAAGAGTTTGATGACATGTTTACCAAAGGAGCAACAGTATCTAATATTGTTGACCCTGTTCGAGGTTTGATATACGATGAGGAAAAAAAAGCTGTAAGGAAAGCTACCCCACTTGAGTTGGTAAAAGAAACGTTTTTACTGCAACCTATTTATACTCCAACCCAATATAAAAGAATTGGTAAGATAGGCAGAGAGCTTGAAGAAGCAGAAGAAATAATAGAAGAATCTGAAACTCAACCACTAGGAGATGAGTTTGGTACAGGTTCTATTCCAGAAGTACCAGAAACGCTCGAAGATATAAAATACGAAGATCCAGAGTATCTTAAAAAGCTTGATAAAAAATATAAAGAATTTGCTAAAGACCCACAGTATAAAGTAGAAAAAGAAGCTGCAGTTATAACTGAATCTGGATTTGATTATGCTTTTCGACAGTTGAATAGAGGCTCGGCTTTTGTTGCTCCGATAATAGACCTAATACAAAAGGGAACATCTATTGCTCCAATAAGTACAAGAGAAGGAGCAGGCTATAAAAAATCAAAGATGGAAGGTTTCTGGGGTCAAGTACTTACAAATCAACTAGAAAACCAAGGAGTAATAAATCAGTTTCAAGCTCAGTTGTTGCCACCAGAAAACGATTATGATGGAGTAGCCAAAGACTTGTTGACCCAAGGAACTGTTTTGTCAATGATAGTTGGAGGAATAGCAGAGTTAGGGCCTGGTATAACAGTTACAGGTTCTGGTAATCAGATGCGAGTCCTAGCTAAAGAAATAGCAAAGAGAGCATCGAAAGGAAAGTCACCTGCAGCACAAAGTCTATTAAGACTTGCTACACCTCTAGATGCTATGAGTTATTCAGCAAAGAAGAAAGAGTTGGCAGAAGCTTTGGGTTCGGTAGCAACAAACAAAACAGTAAAAGAACTTGAAAAAGAAATAGCAGAAAAAGGTGGAAGTATAAATCAGAACACAATGTCTGAAGCATCTTCAAAGATAATAAGTGATACCTTCGCAGGCCAAGAAGCCATTATAGAAATGGTTGCCAAAGCTGAAAACCTTAAGAAAAAAGAAATAAAATTAACAGACTCTGTTTTAGAATCACCTTTTATTAAAAACTTTTTCGGTAAAAAAACACAGATACCATTAGACGAAGCATCAAATAGAATAAAAGCTTTTAAAAAAGACATAACAAAAGCGAAAGACGGAAAAATGCCTATATCATTACAAGGTATAAATAGGTATTACAGTGTAGCTGATGCAGTTAAAAAGATTATAAAAGGGAAGAAGCTACCTAAGCTGACAGATTCCGATGCAATCTCTAGAGCAGTAAACTATGCCCTTATGAAAAGCGCAAAGATTGTTCCTCCCAAAGCAGGCACAAAAGGCGCACAAGAACTTTATGATAAAATTATTTATTATAGGGCATTACAAAAGATTAGCCGTTTAGATCCTGAAGAGATTATAGACTATGGTCGAAAACTTTTAGAGTATGATGAAACAGGAAATATAAAAAAAGTTATAAATGATAAAGTTATTTATGACGCTATTGACGATGCTGTTTCTGCTGTAGCTAAAGATGAATTTGTAAAGAACAACCCACAAGACTTAATTCTAGTTGGTAAAACAGGTGTTGTCGTTACTCCTGAATCTGTGAAAAGACTTAAGAATAACAAAAAAGCATACAAAGAATATGAAGAAGCTCGAAGGTCTTACTTAGGTTTTACAGCAAAAGAAGATAAAATATTAGGCTCGATGGCTGTAATAAAACCTGAATCTGTGAAGAACATTTTAGCTTTTCAAAGAGCCACAGGCTTTGACTTACCTGCAGAAATAGTAAGCAAACTAAAAAGCAATGCACCTTTGAACCCTAGAGAGTTTAATCAACTTCAAAACATTATAGGCGCAGAGCTTGCTATTAAACATCTCGATGGCTTTAGACTGAAAACAGGTGGTCTACAACAAGAAGCCTCGATGATAAAAGACTTGGGAATAGAAGATTTTATACCTATAGGTCAAACTTATAGCTCTAGTTTTAAAGTAAGTGTTAAAGAAATAGCAAGAACCATACAAACTATGAGAAATAAAAACGCTGCATTGCATTATTTATTTGCTCCTTTTGAACTTTTTTCAAAAACATTTGTTAATGTTCCTGCTACATTTTTACGAGCGCAAGCGGCGTTGACTAAAGCAAAGAACGCCGCATCATCTATTTTAGAATATAGAATAAAAAGAAACAATGATAGTGGAACGCTTGGAGAACTTGTTGACTTCTACATTAAAGAAGATGCAAAGTTAGACTTTGGTTCAGATTTAAAAGAACTTTATAGAAGTGTCTTGGCAGGTAAAAAGATGCCTCCTTCTGAACCTTATCAGACGCAACAAACAAAAATAGCTACAGAATACTATACAGAACAACGAGCTAATTTATTAGATAATTATTTCTCGCATCAGTTCCCTGACTTATTTGACCCTGCACGGACTCTAGGTACAGAAGCTCGAAACGCAAGAGTTAAGACAATAATAGAAGACATTCAAACCAACATGCCTGAATACATCGCACAGTTTCATCAAGCCAAAGTTTGGGAAAGAATAGTAAAGAGGTATTTTGGCGATGATTTTATTTTAAGTAAGTATCAAACAGATATTATAGACATAATTCGTAATGATAAAAACGCTCGGTTTTATCTACCTGGAAACATAATACCTATAAATCCTGATAATATAAAAATAGTTGTAAACGAACTTAAGTCTAGGTATGACTCATTAAAAAAGATGGGTGTTGGAGATAATTACTTCAAGGTACTTGTATCAGAACTAGTTGATATACAAACAAGGATTAGTGTCAATAAAGAACTTAGTAGCATTATTTCTGAAGACCCAAGTGCGTTTTTAGATTTTACCCGTTTGTCTAGTGAAGGTATAGGTCTTGGCTTTCCAGAGGAAATGTCGGAAAAAATAATGGAGCAAATTAATACTACGAAATCTGCATCTGTTATAGCAGGAATGGAGGAAGGAAAAGAGATTGCTCTTATTGAAAGACAAGTTAGCGAAATCTTAATAGATGGTTTGCAAGTTGATATA